CTCGACCGTGTAACAGACTGGAAATTTAACATCGAGAATAACCTTAAACAAGTGCCCGTTATCCGCACAACAAGCGGCTATTTGCTAAAGTATCTGCCTTATAGACACCGAAACCTCACAGGCGAAGTGATGTTTGAGTTTGAGAGCAAAGAAGAGTTTGATGATGTTATCAATGATACAGCCTTTGATTTAGAGTTTGGGCTTGGAGGAACCAATAAAGCCGTTTTCTCAAGTTGCAAGTGGGAGAATGTTGCTACGCCGACAAAGGTTGAAGATTTAATTACTTTGAAAGCGGGCTTCGTTGCTAAGGGTCCAGTAAGCATAAGCTGAGGCGGTTAAATGCGGACTGAAACCATTGAAGTTGATGAAAGGTTTGGCAAAGAATACGCTGGACGCTACGTTTTTCAAGAGATCACGTGGGCCAAGAGAAACCGCATACTGCAAAAACACACACGGTATAATCCTCAAACAGGCTCAGTTTTAACCATTGATTATGTAGCGATCCAAGCTGAAATAATAATGGCAAGTCTTAAGGAGCAACCTGAAACGAAGCCGATAACTCTTGAGAAACTGTTGGGCGAAGAAGAAGGCGTTTCAGTAGGCTTAGGCGAACTCTTCAGCAAAATCGCAAACAAGCTAAACACAGTAACGGTTGAAGAATCAAAAAACTCTTGAGGGCAATGAGACGGGGAAAACCCCATCAAGCCGTCACCGAGTACAGACTTTGTACAGAGTTCAAATGCTTACCAAGCCAGCTCGCAAGAGAGCCAGCCAAGAAGATTCAGGAGTTTCTCGTTATTTTAGGCGAAATAGATCGTCAGACGCAAGAAGAGATTAATAAGGCAAAGCGTGAGGCGAAGGTGCATTGAGCCTTGAGTTTGGAATGAACGTTGAAGGAATTGAAGAAGTACAAGCAGCATTTGATAGGTTGCCCTCTTTGATGCACACGGCTGTTCAGCGTAGTCTGGAGCGTGTGGGCGAAGATATTCACATGGCAGCTTTTAGGATGTGCCCGGTTAGGACTGGCTTCTTGCGAAGCACAATTTACCACCGTGTTGAGGATTGGATTCTGAAGGTAGGTGCATGGGCTCCCTACGCCTATATGGTAGAGTTTGGATCCAGTCGGGCTCCGCCACGCTATTTTTTGACGGAAGCGTTTCAACTGAACTGGCCAAAACTCGGTCAAGTTCTTGCTTGGGCTTGGGATGCAGCCGTCCAATCAATTAAGTCGAGTGGTGAAACATGAGCGCAATAGGCGAGATAAGCGTAATCATCCGTGCGGTTAATGAGGCTACACCTGAGTTTGAAGCTGTTGCTGGCGATGCGGCACGTTTAGCTTCTGACGTTTCAAGTCAACGCATGGTGCTTCAAACAGAAAATCTTGCAAGTCCTGAGATCAACAGGGTTGCTGAAGATGCTGCAAGGGTTAAGGCTGAGGTTGAAGCCACGCCTATTACTATTACGTTTGAACCAGTCGAGGTTCCACCGTTTCCACCTCTTGACATCACGCCTATTCAAAGCAGTTTGAATGAGGTGAGTGTTGCAGCAACTGAGATGGGCACGAATGTTAAAGCATCTGCAACCTCTTTTGATGACATGAAGACTCATGCAGAAGCGACCGAAGTAAGCTTGCGCACGGTTGCCGGAGGCATTAGGACCACTGCTATGATGGGTACAGAATTGGTCAGTTTGGCTTCTGATTTTGGACTTGTGGATAGGGAGACGAGTAAGTACTTACGGACCATAATGACCGTTATAATGGTGGTCTCAACATGCGCTCGAATGTACAGCTTTCTCACGTTGATGACGACTGGACAAACGGCCGCCGTTGCCATTGAAGGAACAACCGAAACAGCCACAACAGGAGCCGTAACCGCTTCAGGCATAGCCCACAGCATCAAAACAGCTATCACATGGGCAGCAACCGCAGCTCAAAACGCCTTAAACATCAGCCACGCCACCTTCCTTGCCCTGACTGGGGTTGGAATCGGACTTGTAATCGCTGCAGCAGCAGCCATGGCTATTTTCGCAAGTCAAATGAACGCTGCAACCGCAAGCGTCAAAGAGTACAATGCAACCACAGCCGAAACGCCTGAACGTACTCGTGGCATAACCCGAGCTGGAGAGCAAGCCATGTATCGCAGAGGAGTTGAGTAAATGAGCGTTGAAATTCCTAAATGTGCAATTGCCTTTGGTGCTGTGGCTCCGCCTCAAGGAGACGTCATAGAGCTTAGGGTTCATTTGGGCTGCACGAAAGAGGTTAGCAGCTTTGAGGTTTTGCTTCAGAATTGGGATAAGAAGTATAGCCCGGGCGGGACTTATCCGCTTAGTGTCGGTCAAGATGGTCATATCGACATTGGCAGAGGCGTGAATTGTCCGCAGATTATTACTACGAGGACGGAGAGCATCAAGTATGAGTCAGGCCCCAGCGAGTGTTATCTTCGTGTGAGCGGTCGGTGTTGGGGTGAGAAGCTTTTTCGCAGAGTAATAACCAAAACTTATGAGAACAAAAAGGGCGAAGAAATTGTTAAGGATCTACTTGATTACTATGTTGGCTTAAGCCATGTTAGAGATTCAACAGAACTTGTGGAAAACACGGACACTACGTACGCGAAGCTGGAATATGAAAACACGCCTGTCTTCGACATTCTAAAGTACATTGTTGAAAGCAGCGATAAGGCTGGCGTCATAGGCTTTGATTTTCGTGTTGCTCCAGACGCTAAATTTGAGTTTTTCCCAAGGAATAGCAAAACTTCACCAGTAAGCCTAAGCGAGAAGATTGAGCAGAGTGAGTATCGCAAGGATATATTTGGGGTTCGGAATAAAATTACGATTTATGGGGCTCAAAATCGTATGGACCCAAGTGATGGAGATGCATGGACAGAACCTGCTTCGGAACCGCCTGAAAACTGGGTTTTGGATTTTGGCGAGGGTGTACATCGGTCTGGAATATACGTGAAGGTTGGGTCTTATTCCATTTTTGGTAGAGCTGACCCCAGCACGTACCGTGTGACGTTTCATCGTAACCTTTCTGGGCTTTCGCCTTTCTATTATTCAATGCTAAAGTTTTGGTGTGTTAGCCAATATGTTCCTCAGGATCATCGTTGGATTCGCCTTTTAGCACCTGATGATAGTAATTATTTTCAAAAATCAGACTTCACCGTCGGATACACAAGCATGGGTGATTGGAGACTTAACGAGTTGCCCTTGGGTAAAGGGCAGGAGTATGATGCTTTAACAAATCCTAATGGGATATGGACGAAAGTTGGTAACCCATCATGGTTTAACATAAGCGCAATAAAATTTGAAGCTCAATGGAATTTACCATGGGACCTTTACATTGACGGCTTATTCTTTGATAAAGGTCGGTTCAACAATACACAACAGGACTCAACGAGCCAAAGTAATTATGGTGTTAGAGAATTAGTTGATACTGACGAGGAGTTATATAGTGACAATGAATGCATGTTAAGGGCTAAGGCTATTCTTGCTCAACTGAAAGACCCAGCCGAGTACCTCACAGTACGTAGCACTATCATTGATTATGGCATTACTCCTCTTTTAGCTGGCGACAAGATTCATGTTACATTGCCGAATGAAAATGTTGACGCCGACTTTCGCATTTTAAGCGTTGAATACTATGTTGACGCTAAGACTCAGACTCTTGAGATTACATTAGAACTTGGAAGGGAGCGACCACTATTGGCTGATTATCTGTACGCTTTACGCAGCAAAACGGACCATTTGAGTAGGCACAAGATTCCGAGGATGATTTAATGAGTGTTGGCAAGGGTAAACTGAAGAGGCTGAGGGAGAAGCTGAAGCGGAAACAAGTGGAAGGTGATACACGTTGAAGGAAAATTTGAGAAAACAACTTAAAACGTTACAATTAGGCGACCTCATCAGGGTTGACTGGAAAGATGCTTCGATAGGTAAAAGTCTGAGCGGAGGCTTACATGGAATAGATGTGCCAGTTGAAAGCTGGGGCATATTCATAGGCGTACTGGGTGAAAAAAGCAAATATATTATTTTGGGCCAGAACAACTTTCGTTATGCCGATGGCCTGTACGATATTGATTACACGGCTATACCAATCTCTTGGGCGATGAGCGTTACGGTTTTAAGCAAAAGTCACATCTCACCTGAGGAAGGAAGAGGCTTATTGAATAGTTTTCTCCAGGGCGGAAGACGCATCAGCCCAAGGCAACGGCGAGTGCTGAATCATGAGAGACATGATTAAACAAGCGTTAACCCGAACAATAGCCCGCAAGGGTCCTCGAGGAAAAGAGCAGATAATAATTATTCCGCCAAACCCGAAGCTTGTTTTAGGCGTCAAATTCGCCGTAGCAATGACTGTTTGCTTGACAGCTCTCGAGATTACCCACATGGCTTTACTGGGCAAATGGAACAGCGAAATATTCTCAGCGATAACATGCTTGTCTGGCACGGTTATCGGAATTTTTCTAAGCCATAAAGCCTAAGACAAGACTGAAGTTTTCTGCGGTTCATTCAAATTCCTTTTTTTAAAAAAATCTTCACGTAGGTTTTATCCTCAAATTCTTCAAGTGACCGAAACAGAACCGATAAAGTTAATTAGGCTCTGCCTAAAAATTAATTCAAAGATAAAAAATCCTCAATAGTACGGAAGTGATTGTATTTGACTAAAGGTGAACGGCAATCCTTGATCGTCCAAATACAGGAGAAACGTAATTCATCCGTTATTGCATATATTTTGGGCGACCGCAAGGGTTATCCTTTTGGCATGGTGCCAAATCTCGCTACCCAAATTGCGGATGACGCATTAAGACCCTTTGTAGAACATCTGCAAGCATTAGGCCACCAGGAAAAAATCGATTTATTTCTCTATAGCCGTGGTGGTGAAACAAACTTTCCTCTTAGATTAGTCCGCCTGATTCGAGAGTATTGTAATACTTTCAGCGTCTTGGTTCCTTACCGTGCTCATAGTGCTGCTACAATGATATGTTTAGGCGCCGATGAGATAGTTATGGGAAAAATTGGCGAATTGAGTCCTGTAGACCCGACAACAGCAAACGTATTCAATCCTATCGACCCTCTTAATCCCGCAGGAAGATGGCCTATAAGTGTCGAGGATGTAACCGCTTATCTATCATTGGCGAAAGACAAAGCAAAGCTTGATTCTGAAGGAAGCGTGCGAGAAATTTTCAAAGCACTTACTGATAAAATTAGTCCAGTTGCTTTAGGCAACGTGCATCGAGTTTACAATCTTATTCGTATGTTGGTTCCTAAGTTGCTGGGGCTTCATATGGACATAACCAAAGTTGAAGAGCAACAAAAAGTCCAGAAAATTGTTGAAATATTAACGGAAAAGTTGTACACCCATGACTATCTCATATGTCGCCTTGAGGCGGAAAAGGAAATTGGCTTGAAAATCTTAAATCCAAACCAAGACTTGGAAGATTTAATGTGGAAACTTTATAAGACCTATGAATCAGACATTAAACTCCTTGATCCCTTTGATCCCAGACAGATTCTCGGCACTCAACAAACAGCTACTTTTTCCGAGGAAACCGGATATATAGAAAGTACAAAAAGAACTGATGCCTTTGTGCAAGAAGGGGAATTGACTCCACCACCTACTCTACAGCAGATTCAACAAATTATATCCGTTATACCACCGCAATTGTTGGTTCAAATCGTGCCCCAACTTATACAGATCACCCGCCAACTTTCTCTATATCCTCCAACCGTAAAGTTTACATCACAGAAATGGCAATTAGTTCCCTGAGGAAGAATCCGTGGGTAACTCTTCGAAACCGTCAGACATATGGAATGTTTTTGATTATCCAATTCGTATGCCTTCTACCACTCTTATCATTAAGCAGGAAAATATCCGAATCGAACCAACCACATCTATTTCAGACAAATACACGATTTTGATTGAAGTTGCAAAATAACATATTAGCGCGCGCGCCTTAACGGGCTTGTCTGGCACAGTTATCGGCGTCTTCGTGGGGCAGAAAGCCTAAATAGGCAAGGGAAGAGACAGGCGTAAGCGCAAGCAGAAGCGTAAAGCAAAAAGGCTCCTTTTCAAATCCTTTTAGTCCTTCCACCATTTTTGTGCATTTTAAAACTTGTCGGTGGATACAATGCGTGTCAAACATGAATATTTCCACATTAGCCAATACGCAAGAAGATACGATAAAAGACTGAAGCGTTTCGTGATTAGTATAAGCTATGAAACTGCTGCTCCTGCGCCTACAAGCAGAGTGGTCTCTGTGGCTGAAGGCTTCGGACTTGGCTTGGATCAATGGGAAAGGTTTGTTGTTTATGATAATGTGGAGTTGAAAATCGGTCCTCAAGATGTTGTTTATATAACAGGCGATAGCGGTTCAGGCAAAAGTGTGCTGCTTAAGGCTTTGGAAAAAGACATCAAAGGGGACATGGGCGTAAGCTGTATTAATATTGCCGATATCAAGCCTGAACCTGGCAAGCCCCTTATCGAGACTGTTGGCGAAACCCTTGAGGAAGGCTTAGAGCTTCTAAGCAAAGTAGGCTTAAACGATGCATTTCTTTTCTTACGTAGTTATGAGCAGCTGAGCGATGGACAGAAATACCGCTACAAAATAGCGAAAATAATGGAGAGTAAGGCTCAATTTTGGATAATGGATGAAGCTATGGCTACGCTTGACAGAGACACAGCTAAGATAGTGGCTTTTAACCTTCAGAAACTCGCAAGACAGCAGGGCAAGGCGGTTTTGGCAGCAACAACCCACACGGATCTCTTAGAAGATTTGAATCCATCAGTGCACATTCATAAACGGTTTGGAAAGGAAATCTGTGTAGTGTACTATACAAATAAGCCGACTAAAG